AGTGTTCAACAATGCCACAAAGGTAATGTAGTTGAAGTCATACTTGCAAATTAAACTTGAAATTTTTTTATTTCAGAGGCTCGCCAAAAATCCATTCCAGTTGGTTGTAGATACTTTGGGTTTCGTCTCCCCAAAACATTGTACAACTAAACTTCTTTTGAATAGTGCCGTCCGGAAGTTGCTCATCCAACATTAGTCCCGGTATTCCTACAAAATACGACTGGTATTGCAAGTTTGGTTGAGAAGTAAACCTGTGACATTTTTCTTTTATCGGACAGCCTTCGCCCGAACACATAGTTATATCCATTTTATTCTGTGTTTGAATTGTTTTCAATGCCGAGACCATAAGAAAAATCAAACCACGCAAATGCGCGCTTCGCACCCTCACTGTCAAGTTTAAGATGTTTCTTAAACAGTCGGATACAATACTTTTTCCATTCCGAGTATTCTTTCTCAGTCGGGAATTTGTATTGCTTATACCATCCATCATCCTCGCGCACCTTTGAAGTGCATTTGCCAAACAACTCCAATCCTTTGTTGATGCAGACTGTTCCAACAATTGACTGAATTTCTTGATGTTGAAGTTTTCGGCCGTTCCTCCGAATGGAAAACAGTAATGATTCGTCGTATGGATTTATGGACTCTGCGTAGTCGGCAATTTCTCCGAGAGTTTCAAACGACGGATAATCCGGATAAAGTTTTTTGCAAAAGTGGTACATGACTTGTTTTTTACTTAACCAAGATTGATGCTCCGCGCTCGGTGTGAGTATGTGTTTCGATCTCCCAAACATAGATTCCGGCAGGAAGACTTGATCCCGTCCAACCGGAAGAGGGATCATTAGTCCAAAAGTCTTTTCGATCATATACCATATTTCCGGAAGCGTCGTACACAACCAGTCTCTTTATGAGAACTTCATAATGACTTTCTGTAAATGGATACAACGGCTGATCCGGCGTAAATATAGATGGCATATATACCGAATTGAACTTTCGTTCCGAGTTTTTTACAGGCAAAACCACGATTATGGTATCGTTAGTTCCGGCAACGATAGTATCTCTGCATGAGCCAACTTTTAGATATTTGTATTTGACATCAACCCGACCAGTGTAAAAGTCATAGTCCGTAATCTTAATCTTTACGATTCCGGTATTAGTCAGATACAAGCAATATTTTTCCTCAGCATAGGGAGCCTGATACACCGGATCAAAAACATAAGACGGAGGAACTGTCTGATATCGAACAGAATTACTATCAACCACCGTAATGATGTGACCGCATTCAGTTGGTTGACAATTATCATATTGCCAATTGGTAAAGCACACTGTATCTCTAACACACAAGGAAATCGTGTCAGAAGAAGATTGAGAAAATAAAATTGCCGGGAAGGCAGCAAGAATGAGAAAAAGTTTTTTCATAGTGATCCAAATGACAAGTTAATATCAATCCTGAGAACTCCTAAAATCATCATAAGAACCACGGATGCAGCGAACCATATCCAGTGACGATGTTTACTTCGGAATAGAAGATTGTACATTGGTTGACGTGTTTTGTTTGTTAAAATTGTTGCTATCGGGAAGACCTCTCCGGATGGATTCTTCATCTAACTTGGAAATAACTTCATCGATGGATTTTCCCATCCGATCAATGGTTTCTCTTACTCTTTGGAGTCCCGATTGATCAAGTCGTGTGTCTGTTTTCATTTTCGTTTGCTTTTTTTATGACTGGTTGGATCCGGAGACCATGTGGCCAACAGACTATCTTGCTCATCTGCATATCTCCAATACTTTGCGTAGTAACCACGGTTTGTACCGTCTGCTTCAACAAAGAATGTTTTGCCGATGTAATATCCAAGAATTTCTTTGCCTGTTGGCCCCATGTACCAAATCAACTTATTTATTTCAGGACTTTCATTCGGGTGTACTTTGTACCTCACCATTTGAATTGTTTTGTGCATTTTTAGCATCTACATATTCCACATAGTTTCTAAAATGCTTGGTTACAAGTTGTTTGAATCTCCAAAACGCCCTATCTTCCTTTTTCTGATTCCATGCAGAATCTTCGTAGTAAAACCGAGGACAAGGCTTACCAGTCGCATCGTGGTGACGAACTACTCTTCCTAAATCCGGAATCTTAGCATATTTGACTTGTCCCGCAACTTCAACAGAATCGTATCTGAAAAATCCCTTGTTCAACATCTGCCATGCAATTGCTTGGGCTGTCTTGTCTATTATCAAAGAGTCGTTTCTACCACCTCCAAGACACATCTCAAAGGAGAGAGAGTTTTCATTTTTAATTTTACCATCAAGCCAAGGTTTAGGAATGAATCCCAACCATTTTCTTCCACCCACACTGTATGCAACCTGATTCTCAGGAACGGACTGAATTACTTCCACATCATCAATTATATAATGCGCTCCGGCTTCTTTTTTCTTCTGCAAGTAACGAGCATTGGCCTCTGCATCAGCGCCTTCACGGGCATTGGCAGTGTAATGGACAACCAAATATTCTATTTTCTTTTTGCGCATTCGAGTATCGGTGTCCAATATCTTCCTGAACGACATTCCCATCACCAAGGACAGTATGATGAATATCAGTATCATTAAATAAGGGTTTGTTCGGATTACATTTGTAAGCGTTTTCATTTGGGTACTCCTATTTTGATTAACTGGATCGATGTATCATATTGGAAACCTTTTCTTTGTTTTCAGATGTGATACGGTTTATTTCTGACAGGTCGTGCTTCCACAAGGCCAATTCAAACTTTCGTCTTCTGTTATGCGAGTTCCTTATGTTGGAACTGTTTCTTCCGCATCCGGAACTTCCTCCACAGCAGTTTCTCAAATCTTGCCCGGTCACGGTCGTGCCACAGTTATATCTGTGCAATTTCATAGCCACATCTCTAAGTGGATCATTGGACATCTTCCCGTATTTGGCTATTTCAGTAAGCATTATTTCAGTAGCCTCTTCAACTGTTACTTTGTGATCGGCAGTGTACTTCTTTATTTCGTGCCTCCGTACACCGCCACAATCGTTCCAACCAAATCCTATTGAATAAGCAGGTCTTCCATTACCACCCACACCATCTCTGTACCACCAAGACCGATACCCTTCGTTTGCTTTTATTTCCCAAACTAAAATTTGATATGCTGTATAATCGCAACCATCCGGAATTGGAATAATTTCTGCCTCCAAATTCGCAGGAATTACTTTTTCGCCAGTTCCGTTATAAGATGTTCCCTCCTGTTTGTTGGCAAAAACAAAAAATACAACACAAAATGCTGCGGCGAGAAGTTGAAGGAATCTTTTCATAGCGAAGTGGGGTTCGTTGGTTATATATAGGTATTTTTTTTGAAATAAATACTCCGACATCTCGCAAATTCAACAGAAGAATCATAATTATAGATATGAGACTATTGATTCCCGGGCCGTTTGAGCCAACATTGAAGTTTAGATACACTGTTTTCACCAGTAAACTTCCGTTTGCTTTGTTCTATGCAAGATCGGCAGAACAACCGACCGTGAACAACTCACCTATCGAAGTTGCTCACGGCAATGGAAGTTTTTATGTAAAAGGAAAAACAAAGTGGGATTCCATCAACCTACAATGTTATCAGTTTGAAAATATGACAGTTATGGAGTTTTGGATGTATTTCCAACAACACCAGTTCGTTCCTCTCGCAATTGACCGGAGAAACGCATCATACAAACATGATTTGAGATTGACGCTTTTAAATCCAAATGAGTTGCCTATGGGTACATGGACATTGCATGGTGCTTTTTACGACACTGTATCATTCGGAGACATGGATCGTGGAGCAGATACCGAAATTGCACAGATTGATGTATCAATCAGATACGACTACGCAACATACAAACCGCTGATTTAATCCCACAAAGTCTTTTTTTTATTAGCAGACTGATTTACTTCAACCCGAGGTGGTGCTATTGACCAAGAAGCGAATACATATGCCGGAACATTAACCAAAATCGTTTCAATTTCAGCAGGAGGTTGTGACCAGTA